TCCAAGAAGAGAAGGTGGTCGTGGTACAGAGATCTCCACACTTCCTGGTGGACAGAATCTTGGAGAACTTGCAGATATTGAATATTTCCAAAAGAAACTCTATAGATCACTTGGAGTTCCCGAATCAAGAATTGCTGCTGAGGGTGGATTTAATCTTGGACGTTCTTCAGAAATTCTGAGAGATGAACTCAAGTTTGCCAAGTTTGTTGGTCGTTTGAGAAAGCGTTTTGCTCAAATGTTCAATGATATGTTGAAAACGCAATTGATTCTCAAGAACATTGTGTCACTTGAAGATTGGGAAATTATTTCAGATCACATTCAATATGATTTCTTATATGATAATCAATTTGCAGAACTGAAGGAAACTGAAATGCTCAATGAGCGTCTTGGTGTTCTTGCATCTATTGAACCGTATATTGGAAAGTATTATTCTACTGAATGGGTTCGCAGAAAAGTTCTTCGCCAGACCGATGCAGAAATGATCGAGATGGATGAACAGATTGAACAAGAAATTAAAGACGGAATTATTCCGGATCCAAGTACAATCGATCCAATCACGGGAGAGCCATTACCACAAGAAGGTGATCCACAAATGTTGGGTGATGTACCTATGGAACCAGAAATTAATGGTTCTGCCACACAGGTAAAAGAACCTAAAGGCGGCGAAATATAAATAAAGAATATAGTTATATTAACTTTTTATGGAAGAAATTGTAAATTTGATCGGATCTGATGCCTCCGCTTCGGATATTAGCGACAAAATTAAAGACGCTCTTTATGCTAAGTCGGCACAAAGAATTGATGCTATTCGTCCAACCGTAGGTGCAACCGTTTTTGGTGACAATCAATCATCTGAGGAACAAGAATAATGTCAAGGACTAGATTAATTGGTGATGAAGTTGCATTAGGAATTAATGCGGCAGGTGGATCTAGCATATCAAATGCTACCGTCGTTAGATTATACAATGGAGTTGGAAGCACTGCTGTAGTAAGTATGGCAAGTACCGTTGGTGCTGCAGATACAGTTTCTTTCAGTATGCCTGCTGGTCATGTTGAATTATTGGAAAAAACGGCAAGTTATGTTATTTGGGCAGATAGTGCTGCTGTAAGAGCAACAAAAGTAGGATTTACTGGATAAACAAATGAAACTTATCACAGAAGAAATTTCAAACGTACAGATTATCACCGAAGGTAAGGGTGCGGCTAAAAAGATGTACATTGAGGGTGTATTCCTTCAAGGTAATATCAAAAACCGTAACGGAAGAATGTATCCTATGGAGACACTTTCCCGTGAGGTTACCAGATACAATGAAGCATTTGTTCAGAAAGGTCGTGCTCTCGGAGAACTTGGTCACCCCGATGGACCTACCGTAAATCTTGACCGTGTTTCTCACAAGATTGTTTCTCTCACCGCAGAGGGAAATAATTTTAGAGGAAAGGCACAACTTCTTGAGACACCAATGGGTAAGATTGCAAAATCACTCATTAATGAAGGTGTAATGCTTGGCGTTTCTTCTCGTGGTGTTGGTTCATTGAGAACAACAAATGAGGGTCACAAAGTTGTTGGTGAAGATTTTATGTTAGCAACTGCTGCCGATATCGTTGCCGATCCTTCTGCACCTGATGCTTTTGTTCAGGGAATTATGGAAGGAAAAGAGTGGGTTTGGGAAGGTGGAATTCTTCGTGAACAACTCGCAGAAAACACCAAGAAGAGAATTAACACTCTTGTTGACCAAAAATCTCTTGAGGAACATAAACTCCAACTGTGGAGTGATTTCATCTCAAATCTTTAATTTATAAATAAATATAGATTAATACAAAAATATCTAATCAAAAATGTCCGTTGGTAGCAATTTACAAGAAATGGAAAACGTAGTAACGAAAGGCGCTGCTAAAGCTGACTCAATGCCAAAGGCAGGAAGCAATGCTTCTGGTGTATCTACACCTGGCCAAACTGGTAATTGGGAAGACCTTGGTGGTCCTACTCCAGAAAACTATAGAGCAGACGACAACTCTGCCAAACTCAAGGAACCTTCACTCGCAACTGTCAGTGACGTTGTAACAAAGGGTGCTGGCAAAGCAGATCCTATGCAGAAGATGGCAAGTCCTGTTAAGGAAGAAGAAGAGATTGAAGGAGAGGTTGTCGAAGAGGAAGAGACCACTGCATCTGCTGAAGAAGTAGTTGCTGAAGAAGAAACTACCGAAACCGAAGTAGTTGCCGAAGAGGAAGAAGTTGTAGAGTACAACATGGAAGAAGATGTTGAAGCACTTCTCCAAGGCGAAGAACTCTCCGAGGAATTCCAAGAGAAGGCACGCACCATTTTTGAAACTGCTATCAAGGCAAAAGTTGCATCAATTCAAGAAGAACTGACTGCACAATATGAAGAGTCTCTTGAGGAGCAAGTTGTTTCCATTAAGGAAGAACTGACCGATAGAGTTGACGCTTATCTTGAGTATGTCTGCGAAGAGTGGATGACCGAAAATCAACTCGCTGTTGAGCAAGGACTCAAGACTGAAATGACCGAATCATTCCTTGTTGGAATGAAGAGTCTTTTTGAAGATCATTATGTATCAATCCCTGAAGAGAAATATGATGTACTCAATAGTATGGTAGAAAAACTTGATGAGATGGAAGATAAACTCAACGAGCAAATTAAGTCAAATATTGCTCTCAAACAAAGATTAGCCGAGTCGGTCGCAGATACGATCTTCTCAGAAGTATGTGAAGGTCTCGCACTTTCACAGAAAGAAAAACTCGCTTCTCTTGCAGAAAATGTTGAGTTTGATAGTGAAGACACCTATCGTGAGAAACTGGTAACTCTGAGAAATTCTTATTTCCCAGCAAATGCCGGTACTCAAAGAGACCAGTCAGAGAACATTTCCGAAAGTTCTGATGCTGAAGCAACAACTTCTGTATCACCTCTGATGGAAACATATCTCTCGACTCTGACCAGAGTTTCGAAAAAGTGATTTTTATATCATAAGTCAAACTAAAACTTTTAAGAGGTAAAATTCAAATGCAAGGTTTCAATGCTGAACACCTGCAGGAGAAGTGGGCACCTATCCTCAACCATGAGGGACTCGGTGGCATCTCAGATGCTCACAAGAGAATGGTAACCGCAGTTCTCCTGGAGAACCAAGAAAAAGCAATCCGTGAGGAAAGAGAATTCCTCTCCGAGGCTCCAACCAACTCCGCTAACGCTGCTGGCGCTAGCACTGGTTATACATCCGCAGGCGGTCAAACCGTTGCTGGTTTCGACCCCGTTCTGATCTCCCTGATCAGACGTTCAATGCCTAACCTGGTCGCTTATGACCTCGCTGGCGTTCAACCAATGAACGGTCCTACTGGACTCATCTTCGCAATGCGTTCACGTTACAGCACTCAGTCTGGTAACGAGGCACTGTTCGACGAAGCAGATACCAGATTCTCTGGTGCTCGTGACGGTAACTTCACCGTAGACAGCGCAGGTATCGGTACTACCGCATCCACTGCTGGACAAGATAACCCTGCTGTTCTTAACGATAGCGGCACCTACAACAACGGTGCTGGAATGGCAACTGGTGACTCTGAAGATCTCGGCGCTGGTAACGGCAGAGACTTCAACGAGATGGCATTCTCAATCGAGAAAGTCACCGTCACCGCACAGTCAAGAGCACTGAAGGCTGAGTACTCCTTAGAACTCGCCCAAGACCTCAAGGCAATCCACGGTCTGAACGCTGAAGCAGAACTGGCAAACATTCTCTCCACTGAGATTCTTGCCGAAATCAACCGCGAAGTTATCCGCACCATCTATCGTGCTGCTGAAGCAGGCGCACAAGACAACGTTGCAAATGCTGGCACCTTCGACCTCGACGTTGACTCCAACGGTCGTTGGTCTGTTGAGAAGTTCAAGGGTCTGATCTTCCAAATCGAGCGCGATGCCAACGCTATCGCACAAAGAACTCGTAGAGGAAAGGGCAACGTCATCATGTGCTCTGCAGACGTTGCTTCTGCACTGACCATGGCAGGCGTTCTCGATTACACCCCTGCACTCAACGCTAACCTGAACGTTGATGACACTGGTAACACCTTCGCTGGTGTTCTGCAAGGTAAGTATCGTGTTTATATCGATCCTTATTCGGCAAACACTGGTGCAACTGGTGGCGGTGCTCAGTACTACGTTTGTGGTTATAAGGGTGCTTCTCCTTATGACGCAGGTCTGTTCTATTGCCCATACGTTCCTCTCCAGATGGTACGTGCCGTTGGCGAGAACACCTTCCAGCCTAAGATCGGCTTCAAGACTCGTTATGGTATCGTTGCTAACCCATTTGCAAACGACGGTGCAACTTCATCCCCAACTCATGCTGTTACAGCGAACAGAAACCGCTACTACAGAAGAGTCCGCGTTCTCAACCTCATGTGATCCTTTTTCACAAGGTTTCTCAGAGGGTCCTTCGGGACCCTCTTTTTTTATCTAAATACAAATAAAAACAAATGGCTGGTGCATTTGATAATCAGATAAGTAATAGGAACTTTTTATCTCCGGTTGGGTTCAATTTCAAATTGAGTAAAGAACCCAAGGTTACTTTCTTTTGCAACTCCGCAAGAATACCTGAGATTAGTTTAGGAACTGCCATTCAACCATCATATTTAAAGGATCTTGATGTTCCTGGTGATAAGTTGACTTATGGTGATTTGACCCTAAGATTTTTGGTAGACGAAAATCTTGTGAATTATATGAAGATTCATAATTGGATGACTGGTCTTGGATATCCAGAAACCACACAAGATTTCAAAGACCTGATCAACGATCCAAACGATACTACTC